CGTACAAACGTGAGGTGGCATTGGTGATGCTCGTCTGTTTGGCCGGTCTGTTTGGCTGGGGGGCTTATTCTCCTCAGGCCATGCAGGCGGCTGAGTTCCTGACATTCCCGATATTCACCTTCGCTGGCGGTGCATTTGCACTCGACACAGCCGTGAAGCAAGGTAAGTACGGGAAGCCCGATCTATGATGGGACTCCTAGCAACCCTGAAAAGCAAGATCGTGCAGCGCGCAGGGGCCATTTTCGTGGCCCTGAGCGTCCTCTTCGGTCTCTTCCAGTATGGGCGCAAGACCCAACGCGACGATAACCGCGTGGGAGACATGGAAGACTACATCGAAACCAAGAAGAGAATCGAAAATGTACAGAATAGCCCTGATCGCGACGCTGCTCTTGAGCGCATGCGCCGGAACGGTTGGCTCTAAGGATGCCGTATGTTCAATCCCGGCCCCACAGCTCGATCCTGAGGGTATCTCAACTGAGAACCTGATGGAACTTGATCTGTTTTCCGAGAGATTAACACGGGCATGCTCCTGAGACTCGCTGAGAGGCCGCAGGAGAGCCTGTATGGCCTCTCAGGTATGTCACCCCCCAAAAGCAACTAATACGCCTCACAGAGGCTTTCAGGAGGCCACCTATGGACAAATCCCATGCATGTAAACAATGCGGAGAACCTGCCACCAAAATGTATTGCACCACTACGTGCGGTAATAAGTGGAGATATCAGAACGACCCAGTGTCTCGAGAAAAAAGTAAGGCCGCTGCCTCTGCCTACCGTAATAAAAATAGAGACCAGTTCAATGCGTACTTCCGCCTGAAACGCTCTACCACCGTACAAAGGGTTTTGGAAGACATCTACTGGTGTGAGAAAAGGGGAGACCAAGATATGTGCGTTGACCTCGCTCACGACATAATGGATATGGCGATCGGTTTCTACTCCACGGACGCCATCGAACACTTCGTGATGGAGTATTTAGATGTCGAGTAAAATACCAAACACAGATTTTCACAAGAAGCTGCGCGGTAACTTCAAGGTGTTCTTGTGGTACGTCCATAGACACCTAGGGATGCCAGAACCGACGCGTCTACAGTATGACATGGCTGATTATATACAGTACGGACCAAAGCGGGCATGCATCCAAGCGGCTCGTGGTTTCGGTAAGAGCCATATTACGGCCTGCTACGTTGTATGGTGTCTCCTCAAAGACGCTCAGGTTAAAATCATGGTTGTATCTGCGTCTGGTAATCGTGCTGATGCCTTCTCCACCTTCGTGCAGCGTCTAATCTGGGAGATGGAAGGTCTCGAGTACCTAATTCCCGATCCAAACCAGAGACAGTCTAAGATAAACTTTGACGTGAAGCCTGCTGTGGCCGATCAGTCCCCCTCAGTGAAGTCTGTGGGGATCACCGGGCAGCTTACAGGTAGTCGAGCTGACTTGATCGTGGCCGACGACGTTGAAGTCTTAAATAACGCTTTTACGCAGACTGCACGAGACAAGTTGGCAGAAAGTATCCGAGAGTTTGATGCGATCCTCAAACCTCTCCCTACATCACGTGTTGTCTTCCTAGGGACGCCGCAGACCGAGGACAGCCTCTACACGAAATTGCCTGATCGCGGTTACGAGGTTAGGGTGTGGCCTGCGCGTATGCCTACAGAGAAGATGCGGGAGCAATACGGCGACACGTTAGCTCCTTACATTGAGAACCTCCCGTACACCGAGGGTCAACCTTGTGATCCTGAAAGGTTTGACGATGCTGACCTGATCGAGCGAGAAGCCTCGTATGGTAAGGCAGGCTTTGCTATGCAATTCCTCTTGTCTACAGCCCTGAGTGACCTCGAGCGGTTCCCGTTGAAGGTCAGAGACCTGATCGTCATGCCAATCGACCCCGAGACTGCACCCCTCAAGTTACAATGGGGTCCCCTCGAGGAACGACAGTACAAGGACCTGCCAAACGTAGCCATGCGTGGGGACCATATGTACCCTCCGATGAACGCAGGGGACATCACAGCGGAGTTCTCAGGGGCAGTGTTAGCAATCGACCCATCAGGCCGAGGAGCTGACGAGACAGGCTATGCAGTGATCAAGATGATCAATGGCTACCTCTACGTGCCAGCAGCAGGGGGTCTCACTGGGGGCTACGACAAGGACACCCTGACTGAACTCGCGCACATTGCGAAGAAGCACAAGGTGAACGAGGTGGTGGTCGAAAGCAACTTTGGTGATGGCATGTTCGTGGAACTGCTCAAGCCTGTCTTAGCCAAGATACATCGTTGCATGATCGAGGAGGTCCGAGCTACCACCCAGAAGGAACGCAGGATCATCGACAGCTTGGAACCCGTGATGAACTCCCACAAGCTCGTGATCGACCCCGAGGTGATCGAGGAGGACTATAGGACTGCCATGAAGTACGAGCAGGCTGTACGTCAATCCAAGATGCTCATGTACCAGATGACCCGTATCACTCAGACCAAAGGGTGCCTGAGACACGACGACAGGCTCGATGCGTTGGCTTTGGGTGTCCACTACTTCACCGACCAGATGGCTCGGGATGAAGAGATGGGCATCGAAGAGATCAAGCAAGATGCACTCGACTTGGAGCTTGAGAAGTACATGAGGAACGCTGTTGATCCCCTCGGGAGACGACAATACGTTGGCGGCTCTGGTGGCTCTGAAGGAAAGACGTGGATTTCCAGCTACTTATAGGATAGGTGGAAATACCCGACACCCTAGAGAAGAAATCCCCCAAGGTTAAAACCTATAGATGCACCTAGAGTGAACCTCAGTACATAGCCTGAGGATGACCTCTAGGTGTACCTTGTGTGAATACTGATATGATTACCATTACAACCAACAACTAGAGATACACCTAGAGATTAACCTAGGGGACAAGTGCACAACATTAGGGTCTAGTGTAAGGGCAACACAGCGGTCTCCAAAACCGCAACTCGGGGTTCGACTCCTCGGACCCTTGCCAGTGGTAGCGCCAGTGGTAGCGCCAGTGGTAGCGCCAGTGGTAGCGCCAGTGGTGAACTGCAGGTGAACTCGGGGTGTACTTGGGACTATTTTTGGGTCAGATATCTCTGTAGGTAAATATACGTGTGACTTCCCCCGAGTCCCCCCATAGGGGTCCAGCGTACGCCTCAAAAAAACCGATAAGGGGCGGGGGGGTCTCCAGGAGGTGACCACGAGGCGCAATCCCCTAGTTTGTGCGGGTCTAACCTCTTGTAAATCACCGCCGAGGTGACCCCGAGGCGATCATGAGGTGACCACGAGGTGATCACGAGGTGCCGCTTTGGTCCTCTTGTCTGTCTTCTTTCCATCCTTTGGTCATTTGTTATACTATAACACTCAGGCGGCCCCCGAGACCACCACGCGTACACCCTCGCGAACACGAGACCACCACGCGTACACTCACGCGCACACGCGCACGCACCCACGCGCATGCATCCACGCGGCGTACACATGGTGGGCGCACGATCGACCAGTGGATGCGTCAAAGTCATATCCGAAAACAAGAAAGAAATCACCATACGCCTCAATCTTTTTTCCAATCTTTTTCATTCATATAAATCAGGGGTTTGGGGCGATCTTGCCGACTTTTTTGATCCATCAGTGAAATTACCGCTTGCGTTATCAAAATGGGCAATGTTACAAACAACCCATCGAAACTCAGAAGCAGACAAAGGAGACCATCATGAACTACACTGTCGCACTATCGGTTGCCGCGAAGGCCACAGCCTATCTCCAGGACAACGAAGGCAGTATGTCAGAAACGGAGGTGGTGGTGCACGTTTCCGCCCTCCACCTTGCCCTGAAAGCAATCGCCGATCACAATGCCGTGGAATTACCGCCCCTACCTTGAGACCTCCGCGCAGGGCGTCACCTTAGGCGCCCTGTTCATGAGGCCCTATCTGAACCCCTGAACCCTGAACCCAACTAAAAGGAACTGAACCAATGACAAAACTTGCACTTGACACTGAGGCCAACGGACTCACCGCGACGGTAGAACACGATCCGCACGGCGCGGATGAGTCGCCGCGCGAGTGGGCAATGGAAAGCGTTTTCTTTGGCTTTCACCGTGGCTTTGCATCGCCAGACCCCGCGCCCGACTCGGACCCTGAGACCGCCCGCGACATAGCAACCGCAAACGATAACATCTGCCTGCCCGTCTGGCTTTATGCGCACGGCGGCACCTGCTACCGCGCCGCTGAGAAAAATCCTTTCCATTGCCCCTGGGATTCCGGCCTATTTGGCTTCATTTACATCACCCGCGACAACGCGCGTAAGATATACGGGATCAAACGGATCACGGAAAAGCAACGCCTTCGTTTGCTGGCAGACCTTGCCGCGCAAGTCGAAACCTATTCCCAATGGGCCAACGGCGAAACCTATTGTTGGGTAATCAAGGACGCCGACGGCGTCGTTATCGACGCTTGCGGTGGTTACTATTCCGAGGATGACGCCGAGTCGGACGCGCTAGAAGAATTGGCCAGCCTTATCAAACCTCACACATAGCAGGCGGTTTGGACTGGTTCCCAACTTTTTTGATCCATCAGTAACATTACCGCTTGCGTTATCAAAAGGGGTAATGTTACAAACAATCCACACACACACACAACCTACCGGCCTTGAAAGGATATCATCATCATCATGAAAACTTGCCCCCAAATCGCCTAAGCCCGGTTGCAACCCTAGCGACCTTGCCACCACTGCCGCCTCAAGACTCAGTAAAACAAAGGTTTCCACCATGATTATCAACGGTTTCGCTTCCAAAGCTGCAGCCCTACGTCACCTCAAGGCCGCTGGATACCCTATCCATACCATTCTCGCTACACCTGAAAGCAACCCAAAGGTTGCCAAAAATGGCAAGATGGACGTTCTGACAGCACCTATGCATCTTGCACCTTACAACCTATCGGGCTTTCAAGTATGTGCCCAAGCCTCTGCAGGATGCGCAGCCGCTTGCCTTCATACCGCTGGAAATCCGGCCTACATGGCTCAAAAGGATGCAAGCCGTAAGGCGAAAACCGTGGCTTACTTCAAAGAGCGTGACGCTTTCATGGCGGTGCTATTCTTTGAGATTGCCGCCCATGCTCGCAAGGCCAAAGCCCTCGGGATGGAATGTGGTGTTCGACTCAACGCTACCTCTGATCTTCCTTGGGAAAAACGAATGGTCACCCTGCAATATGGCTCTGATCGCCCTGTCCATGAAGTGAACCTAATGCAATGGTTCAACGGCGTGCAATTCTATGACTACACCAAGATCACCAAGCGGGCCATTTCGTTCGCCAAGGGGGATATGCCCGAAAACTATCACCTGACATTCAGCAAAAACGAGGATAACGATTTGGATTGCATCAAGGTTCTAGAGGCTGGCGGAAACGTGTCCGTGGTTTGTTCCCTGCCTGTTTACAAGACAGCCAAGGTGACAGGTAGCTTGCCCTACCCCTACGACACACCCGACGCAATCGACGGGGATGCTCACGACTATCGCCCTTTTGACGGGGATCGTAGGGGTAACATCCGAGGCGGCTTAATTGTTGCCCTGAAAGCCAAAGGTGACGCCAAGCATGACACAAGCGGTTTCGTCCTTCGCTAATCCTTCCCATTCCTAGGGACTAAATGTCCCTAGGCCTTACCATAACTAATCACACCTGAAAGGACCCCTCACATGACACAAGCTCAAACAATCCTTCGCCACATCAAATCCCTTGGCTCAATCAGCCCTCAAGAGGCTTACCGCGATTACCAAATCACACGCCTCGCCGCCCGTATTCTCGACCTCAAGAGGGCGGGGTACCATATCGAAACCGATATGCGTGAGCATCCTTTAACTGGCACTCGCTACGCACGGTACACTCTTGTGCTGGAAACTGGCTTCGAGAAAGACACAAGCGGTTCCGTCAAGACAGACACAAGCGGTTTCGTCCTTCGCTAATCCTTCCCATTCCTAGGGGCTGAATGTCCCTAGGCCTTACCATAACTAATCACACCTGAAGGCACCTTGCGCCCTGTCCTGATCGACCGTGGGCCATACACCGAAGTGGCTTACCGCGATGCAATCCTCGCAATATGGGAAGGAACTACACCATGATTGATACCGTTACCTTTCAAAAGCTCAAGACACAGCCCGAAATCCTATGCCATGGAAGCGGCTCAGAAGGTGCTTTCTCCACCGTCTATGAAGGCCCTATCCCCAACACCGTGGTCAAGGTAGGTCGAACAAATGAGGATGGTTGGCTGTTTTGGGCGGCGTACGTTATGACCCTTCAAAACCCTGAACCTTGGATGCCGCGTATCCTTGCCCTGCACATTGATGAACGGACAGACAGTTTCCAGGCGATCCTTGAGGCCCTCACTCCCACACAATATCCCAACAGGCCTTCATGCTTTGGCGGGTTTCCCGACGTTATCTGCGGTAGCAGGGCCATGCAGAATGTACCAGTGGTCGAAGCCTTGTCAGTACGGATGCACCTTGAGGCAATCCAGAGGATCACCGACAAAGCGGAACCCTTCTGTTTCGATGCACATGTCCTCAACTGGATGATGCGTGGTGATCAGATTGTCCTGACCGATCCCTTCGCCTACGTCGCGATTGACATGGAGCCACACCTCTACGCCATGGCCACGCAATCGCGAGGGCGTATCACCTTCAACGAAGCAAAGCCATAAGGATACAATCATGAGCTATGAAGCCAACCTACCCGAGAGCACCCTGCGCCGCCTTTTCGAAGAGGATTGAACCCATGAAAACCTTCTCAATCAACATCGCCAAGGCCTACACGCAAGCCGATTGGCGCGGCCTTCCTGCCCACATGCATCACGCCCTTGTCACCTTAGACTATGGCATGAGCGAGAGTGAGGCCGTCGCAGAGCTTGACCGCCTGCAAACCGCCTACCCGTGGCCCGAGTTTCACCTGACCCTGACCGCCGTGGAAATCATTAGACTGGCTGAAAAACTGTATTCGTCAGCACCCATGGATTTCCTTGAGGCGCACCAATGGGACAACCAAACCAGCAGCACACACGAGGGGGACTGACCTATGGTTTCCAATCAACAAACACAACAGTCACCCGCAGCCGTTTACTTAGAGATGTCTAAGAAAACAGGCTCTGCCCTTCTCGCCCGTATCTATCGAGAGCAGGCGGCGAAGCTCTCCAACACACACGAGGGAGGCTCTCATGATGATGATGATGATGATGTATAAAATTCTCGTGGTATGTCTGCCCCTGATCGCCTTCTTAGGTCCTCTGTGCCTCGTCACAGCCCTTCTCGAGGGCACCATATGGAGGGACCAAGATTGACCGCCGAAAGCCTGTGGGTGTACCTTACCAGCTTTAACAACGTCGGGCCGCTTTTAGTTTGGCTCTACATCATCGCTACCCTGATCACCCTGCTTCACTTCATCTTTGACCTTTGGAGATAGTACAGTCATGACCATGCATACCGATACCACCACCACGACCGAAACCCTAATGTCCGACGGAGATTTCACCTTCATCGACCTGTTCGCCGGTATCGGTGGCCTGAGACGGGCGATGGAGCAGGCCGGCGGGCGGTGCGTGATGACCTCGGAGTGGGACAAGTTCGCTCAGGCCACCTACCGTGCCAACTTCCCCGAAAACCGGCCTATCGAAGGCGACATTCGCGTACTCGAAGCATCTGAAATCCCGGCCCATGATGTGCTCGTCGCGGGGTTTCCATGCCAGCCATTTTCTATTGCCGGTGTCTCGAAGTTCAACGCGCTGAGCCGCAATCACGGATTTCTGAACGAAACGCAGGGTACGCTGTTCTTCGATGTGCTGCGCATCCTGCTGCACCACCGGCCCGCAGCCTTCCTGCTCGAGAACGTCAAGAACCTGAAGAGCCACGACAAGGGGCGTACGTTCGCGGTGATCCGGCGCAAACTCGAGGACGAACTTGGCTACAATCTCCACACCCGGATCATCGATGCAGCCCATTTCGTTCCACAGCACCGGGAGCGGATCGTCATGGTAGGGTTCCGCGAGGACGTTCCGTTCTCCTTCGATGACATGACGATCCCGCAGCGTGGACACCGCCGCATGCGAGACATTCTGCACCCGGAGGACGACAGCGAAGCGCCTGAAAGCCATTTTACCGGCGGCAACGACGCCACTGTCGATGCACGTTACACCCTCTCGGACAAGCTCTGGGCCTATTTGCAGGGATATGCCGCCAAACACCGTGCAAAGGGAAATGGCTTCGGCTTTGGTCTGGTCGACGGTGACAGCATCTCTCGGACGCTTTCTGCTCGCTACTACAAGGATGGTTCAGAGATTCTTGTTAGTCGCGGCGAAGGCCGCAATCCCCGGCGGTTAACCCCACGGGAATGCGCCCGCCTCATGGGACATGAGGACAGCTTCCGTATTCCTGTCTCCGACACACAGGCCTACCGGCAGTTCGGAAATTCGGTTGTGGTTCCGGTATTCGCCGAGGTCGCCCGTGCCATGCATCCGCATATTCTGGAGCTTATATAGCAAGGGTTTCAATTACCCGACACCCTAGAGTTATCTCCGAAAGGTTTCCCCTCATGTTGCACCCAATGATGAACAAACAGATCGCACTCGAAGCTGAGATGCGTGAAGCAACCCGTGCCCGTTACTTCCGCAACCACGAGAAGGCAGAGGAACGTGACGATTTCGCAGACACCCACGCAGGTCGTCAAACCCTGGACTTCATGCTGCTAAACTTCATCCAAGGTATCGAGGCATGGGTTGAAGAGAAGAAGGCTGGCAAGGCTGGTCGTCGTCCTCGTGCCCTCAAGCTGATCGAAGAGTTCGGCGATGTGGACACAATGGCCTTCATCTTCCTTCGTTGGGTGATCAACACAACAATGACGACGTCAAAGGGAGGCAAGGGTAAGAACGCACGGAAGACCCGAGTGGTTCTCTCGGCCACTCAGGGTATCCACGACGAGTTCCGCATGAGATACTTCGCGGAGAACCGGAAGGCGCTGCTCAAGAAGATCGTCAAGGATTTCCAGCGTCGTGATCTTCCTCGGCGTCGTCGTCGGGAACTGATGGTTCGTACCTTCCACCAACAGCAACTAGAGTGGCGGGCCGAAGGCTGGGGCCAGTCCGAACGTCTGAACCTTGGGTTGGTCCTTCTGCAAATTCTGAGCAGCACCACAGGCGTTATCGAGGAGTTCGTTCAGTATGATGGTGCCCGCACTGTTGACTGCGTGGCCTTTGCACCAGCGATGATTGAGGTGTTGGCAGACCGGATGGACAAGGCTGCAAACCTATTCACTGTGTTCTACCCAATGGTCGTGCCTCCCAAGGATTGGACTAACGATGCCTTGGTTGGTGGTGCCTATTACACCGATAACGTGCAGCCCTATCGCTTCGTGAAGGATGCGAAGTACAGATACCTCGCAGAACTCGAGAACCGCGACATGAGCCAGATCATTGACCCTATCAACAAGATACAGCGCACCGCATGGCGCGTGAACCCTGTGATGGTCGATGTGCTGGACAAGGTGTTCTCACGTTCGCTCGATGTGCCCGGTCTACCCACGGCTGACCCCTTGGAACTGCCCAAGCCACCCGTAGGTGCGGACACGAACGAGGAAATCATGAAGGAGTACAAGAAAGACTGCTACGAGGTCCGCGACACGAACCGCCGCATGATCTCCAAGCGGATCGCTGTGCTGCGGACGATCTCAATGGCCAATCGCTTCTCTCAGTATGACGCGATCTACTTCCCTCACGATGTGGATAGCCGTGGTCGTGCGTACCCTAAGGTTCCCTTCCTGAACCCACAGGGCACAGACTACGTCAAGGCTCTGATTGAGTTCTCCGAGGGTAAGGCAATCGACACACCAGAGCACGAAGGGTACCTCGCGGTGGCCGTTGCGAATGCTTGGGGCCAAGACAAGCTTCCCCTCGCTGATCGTGTGGCATGGGTCGAAGAGAACGAGGTGATGTTGCAAGAGATCGCCATGGACCCTCTCAACGATCTCCGATGGACCAAGGCCGATGAACCCTTCATGGCGCTCCGAGGTGCCCTTGAGTGGGCTGGCCTGTGCAACTATGGCACTGGCTATGTATCCCACATGCCTGTCCACTTCGATGCTACCTGTTCAGGCCTGCAGCACTTCTCTGCCCTGCTTCGGGATGAACAGGGTGGCTTTCACGTCAACCTGACAGGACACGAGGATCGTCAGGATATCTACAAGGCGGTCGCAACGAAGGCTGAGGCAAGCCTTCGTATCGCGGCAGATACTAGCGACTTCGCAAGGGTTGCACTTGAGATGGGGATCACTCGCGGTCTCTGTAAACGCCCTGTGATGATCGTCCCCTACTCTGGCACGTTCAGCGCCTGCATGGATTACGTCTTCGACTACTACAAAGAGAAGGCCGAAGGGGGTGCAGAGATGCCCGTCGAGATGGACGTGATACGCTCGAAGATCAGCCCACTGGTCGCCAAGCATGTGTGGGATGCAATCTCAAGCACAGTCATAGCTGCTCGATCAGCGATGGATTGGATCACAGCGACAGCTCGGGTTGCCTCCAAGAACAGCGTCACGCCTCTCCAGTGGACAACACCTGACGGTTTCGTGGTGCAGCAAGCGAAGTATGACGAGAAGACTCGCCGGGTTGAAACATACCTCGATGGTAAGATGTCCAAACTGAGCATCGTAGATCGCACCAACAAACTGGACGCTCGGAAGATGGGGCAGTCTCTCTCACCTAACTACATCCACTCTATGGACGCCTGCCACATGCGTATGGCGATCCTGAGGGCTGATGGTATGGGCATGTCGTTTGCTATGATCCACGACAGCTTCGGGGTTCACGCTGCGGACATGCCTCGGTTCTGTGAAGAGTGCATCAAGCCTGCTTTCGTGGATATGTACGAAGACGGGAAGAACCTTGAGCGTTTCCGTGAGGAGCTAATGCTCAACGTGAAGGACGAAGACACCGGGAAGATCAAACCGCTGCCCGAAGCTGGTAATCTGGATATCTACCAAGTCCTAGATAGCCAGTTTTTCTTTTCCTAGTCGCAGGCCTCTCCAATCTATTACCCGACACCCTAGATTATACCCCAAAACGCTCATCCTCAATCGAAAGGACTCGCCCATGTCAATCATTCAAGTCGTTCGTCAGGGCACACACTTCGCCGTCAGGGACGGACAAAACACCGTATCGGTTCACAACACCCGTGGGCAGGCCATCAACGCAGCCATCAGATACAAGGAGAACAACGGCTTAGCATGATCGGCTAACAACCCCTCCCCCAAAAAACCCTCTCGCACAAGTGGACACCTCACAGCCCTGCACCATCACGGTGCGGGGCTTCGTGCGTTTTAACATCCTCTCCAATAAGGACGAAAACACATGCCTAACAAAGACCCAATCTCCATCGGCCCCGGAAAAGCAGTCTATCCCCGTCTAGCGCAGCCTGACACAAAGTTCGACGAGCTGGGCCAGTACAAGGCCGACGTTTCGGTGCCCAAGTTCGAGGCCAAGCAGACTATGGAAATCCTCTCGGAGCACTTCAAGGCACACACAGGCAAGGCCCCTAATAAGGCCGACAACACCATGTGGTACTTCGAGACCAACGAAGACGGCGACGAGACCGGCAACGTTGTCTTCAAGTGCCGCGTCAAGAACAAGCTGCGTAAGCGCGACGGTAAACTATGGGACCGCAAGCCTAAGATGTTCGATGCTGCCCTCAAGCCTGTCGATGTAAACCCATTCGGCGGTTCGACCTATGTCGTGTCCGCTGAGGTCTACGCATGGGAAGCCGGTGCCAAGAAAGGCGTTAGCCTTCAACCGGTCGGCGTTCAGATCATCGAGTTGGTCTCAGGTTCCGGCCCGAGTGCATCCTCGATGGGCTTCAAGGCTCAGGAAGGTTACATGGCCGACCCCGACGTAGGCGACGATGCTGACGGCGAAACCGACACCCGTGACTCAGGTAACAACCCTCCCGACGACACTGATGATGATGGTGGTGGCGATGATGGCGATTACTGAACGAGAGTGCAGCAGGTGCGGGGGTGAAATCCCCTCGCACAAGCGTAGGGATAAGGGAGGGCTTGCACATGGCGAATAAACGGCAAGTCGCTCTAAAGTATGGCTTCCGGTCTGGCCTTGAGGAGGACATTGCTGACGAACTTACGAAGCATGATGTCGTGTTCTCCTATGAGGAAATGAAGATCGAGTACACAAGGCCTCAAAGGGTATCTAAGTACACACCGGATTATGTGGTTGAAACTCGACCAGATGGTTTGCTCCGAGAAGAGCCTCTTATCATTGAGGCCAAGGGTCGCTTCCTTGTGGATGATCGCGCCAAGCACATCCTCATTAAGCGTCAACACCCGCACTTGGACATTCGGTTTCTGTTCTCAAATCCGAACGCCAAGATTTCCAAGCAATCCAAAACAACATACGCCAGTTGGTGTGAGAAACACGGCTTCCTGTACGCTAAGGGTCCCAAGGTTCCCCTAGATTGGCTTGAGGAAAACTGATGCTCCGCACAGATTTGTTCAAAACGGTGGATCGAGTTGAAACTCGGTTCATCGCCGTACGGGACACGCTTACCAAGCCTGGACTCGAACCAACCATAAGAGAACTAGATGTCCTCCACTGCAAGCAAGGTAGGCTTGGGGTTGGGTGGCACTTTGTCGTTCTGGGCACTGGTACAATCCAGCTTGGCCGAAACATCAAAACCTGTGGCTCCCATACCAAAGGACAAGACGCTCTATCAGTAGCCATCGGCGTAGTCGGAGGTCTTGACGAAGAAGGAACACGGGCACTCACCCGCACCACTGAGCAATGGCAAGCGATAGACGATCTGGTCAGGTTTTTACAGGACAGATATCCCGCTGCAACCGTCTCAGACAACCCAACCCCCGATTACCCGACACCCTAGATTTAACCCCAAAACGCTCAGGAGGCAAAACACATGGATGATCACGCCGAAGATAGTGCTCTGATGTTTAAAGGCCCCTGTGACGAATGTGGGTCCTCAGATGCCAACGCCGTATATACCGATGGGCATACTTATTGCTTTTCGTGTGACACATACGGCAAGGCTGAGGGTGCCGAGGGAGCGTACACCGAGAGCCGCCCAGCGCCGCGTCCTAAGTTGGACCTTTTGCGTACTGGAGAGTTCCGCTCCCTCGGCAAGCGTCGTCTCACAGACGAGACCTGTCGCAAGTTCAACTATAGCGTTGGCGAAGATTGGAAGGGTAACACCGTCCAGATCGCAGGTTTCAAACGAGAAGGGAAACTGATCGCCCAGAAGGTGAGATATCCTAACAAGGAGTTCGTACACCTAGGCGAACAGAAGCCGGGCCTCTGGGGGCAACACCTCTGGAAACCCGGTGGTAAGATGCTCGTGATCACCGAGGGTGAGATTGACTGCATGACCATGTCACAGCTTCAAGGTAACAAGTGGCCGGTCGTGAGCTTACCAAATGGTGTGGACAAGAAGGGCAAGAGTGCTGTCAGAGCAATCCAACAGTCACTCGAATTCGTCACATCATTCGAGAAGGTCATCTTCATGTTCGACATGGATGAACCCGGTCGCATCGCTTCAACGGAATGTTCCAAGTTGTGCAAGCCCGGTCAGGCGTTCATCGCTGATCTACCGCTGAAAGACCCTAACGAGTGCCACGTCGCTGGTCGGGGTAAGGAAGTGGTTGAGGCCATGTGGAACGCCAAGCCATATCGGCCTGACGGGATTGTCTCAGCGGGTGATCTCTGGGAACGCGTCAAGGCTCCCAAAGAGAACCATGCTCAGGAATACCCTTGGGCTGAACTCAACAAGAAGACTTGGGGCAATCGCAAGGGCGAGCTTGTCGTATGGACTGCTGGTTCAGGCGTAGGGAAATCCGCTGTGGTTCGTGAGGTGTTCTTCGACCTACTCCGTAACAAGGGACAGAAGGTTGGCATGATCATGCTCGAAGAGAACATCGAGCGGACCACGCTGGGCATGATGGGCATCGAGATAAACCACCCGCTCCATTTGGATCGTGGCTACTTCACAGAGGAACAACTTCATGACGCGTTTAAGGCAACCTCAGGTGGCGACCACCTTTGGCTCTATGACCACTTCGGCAGCACTACTGCTGGCAATCTTCTTGATCGTATCCGCTATCTGGCAACCTCTTGTGAGTGCGACTACATCGTCCTCGACCACATTAGCATTGCAGTTTCAGATGCCTCCGCCAATGATACCGATTTGGACGAACGACGACTCATAGACATGCTCATGACCAAGATGCGCTCCCTCGTTGAAGAGACGGGCGCTGGTCTGCACGTTGTCTCCCACCTCAAGAGACCGCCGGGGGTAGGACACGAGGAAGGCGCTATGACCTCCTTGTCACAGCTCCGAGGTTCACATGCTATCGCTCAACTATCCGACATCGTGATCGGCCTAGAGCGTAATCAGCAGGACGAGGACCACCGAAACGAAACGATACTAAGGGTCCTCAAGAACCGCTTCTCCGGTGAAACTGGTGAGGCTGGAATACTATACTACGATCAATCCACAGGGCGTTTGAATGACACGTTCAAGCCCACGCCCATACCCGCCACGGGTCCGGTTGGCGATAGTGATTACTGACGATCCCGACGGGGTCTTCGATCTTGCGGAGCAACTATGCGTTCTTGCTGTCGAAGACCCTGAGATGCGCGACGACCAAGAGAAGGAGACTGACGAATGAAAGTAAAGTATGGGAGCGGCACATGACACAATTCGAACCCGGCGACAGAGTGACCCACAACCCGACCGGGGAGGAATGGATGCTGATCAGGGTATATGGTTCCTATGTGATTCCAGCAGGCTTCACTCCATGGAAATTCGGGCTTGCCAGCGATTGCACGCTGATATGCGCCTGCACCACGACAGAAGAGCGGGAGAATAGGCATGGCCATCAATAAAGAGTTGCTGGGGCCGAAAAAAGGTGAAGAGGAAGACTTTGCAACTGAAGCTTTGGTTTTCTCGACGCAGGTGGCGCTTCAGAAAGCTATGAACCGAAAAGGTGTCGGCAAAAAAGAGCTTTCGGAAAGGTTGGGCATAAGCCCTGCGCGCGTGTCGCAGATCTTTTCTAGCAATGGCCCTAACCTTACTCTGAAGACGACCGCGCGCATCGCTCATGCGATCGGTGAAGACTTTGAACTCATTTCGGTGGGAGGACGGGAATGCACGTGCATTGCCCGAGGAGGCGGCGCGGTGCCAAGTCATAACGATTGAAACCCGGCCCAGCGCCGCCCACGCCGCACCAATAGGAGAACGACCATGACACTTACGAAAAACACCGAAATCCTCCGCGCCGAGGTTGCCGCGCATATTAAGGCAGATGCTTTGGTTCGCGGATCGTATTGGAAGCCCAGCAAAAACGCCGTTGGGGGACAGGGCTGTTTTATCTCATGCCTGACGCACTCCAGCGACCCCACGCCAGCCTTTGAGCGGTTTGGTGTACCAGTTGCGGTCCTGCGCATTGCCGAAAACATTTACGAGGACTTGCCCGATGGTGAGGGGACGGCGTTTTTTGCCGCCTTGCCGGACGCAGTTGGGCGCGACGGAAAAGATTTGAGCCGCGTGCACTGGGGGTTTCTGGCCGCTGAATTGCGGGCAATGCCCCAGAAAACGGACGCCGCACAGGCAGTCATTGATCCGGTCATTGATGGCATGGATTTACTTTTTAGCGGCCAGCAATGGACCGCCGCCCGCGCCGCCGCCCGCGCCGCCGCCGACGCCGCCGCCACCTTCTCCACCGAAGCTGCCATCGCCGCCCTCTCCGCCGAAGCTGCTGCCGAAGCCGCCGCCTTCTCCGCCAACGCCGCCCGCGCCGCCTACCGCGCCGCCGCCGCCGCCGACTACGTCAATGCCGCCACCTATGCCGCCGCCGCCGACGACGACTCCGTCAAT